TGGATCAGGTTTCGAGCAAATGACTGAATCCATGATGCGCTTTGAGGAAAAGTTCCGCGAACTCGGCGCGATGCAGGCAGCTCCTACGGTTGACCCTTCCGGCGTTGTTGATGCATGTCAGGAAATCGTTGAGGCGGTAGAAGACGCACTTGAAGCATTGGCAGATCTCGCAAACGCATCTGGCGGTGGTGGAGGCGGTTTCGGCGGTGGTCACGCAAAAGGCGGTTGGATGCAAGCCGGAACTACCTATCTTGTTGGGGAGCTTGGCCCTGAATTGGTAACACCATCACGATCAGGATATGTCCACACAGCGGAGGAAACCGCAAGCATGCTTGGAAGAGGTCAAAGCATCAATATTACGATTCAGGGAGACGTATATGATAATGCTTACAGCATGAGAAAGAAACTCAGGAATGCAATGCTTGATGTTTTACAGGAGCAGGTAGTTTATGGGTAATATGTTCCGAAAATTAGTGTATGAAAACGCATCTGGTAAACAGGTCGTATTGAATGATTCAACAATAAAGCAATATTTTGAAGTAGGAACGCGATCCGGATTTACTGCTCCTGAAGTTGAGCTGATAACGCAGAAATATATCAATGGCAAAGAAAAGATTATCGGGCGAATTTTAAAACCACGTGTCGTTACAATGACCTTTATCATAGTCGGTGGGTCTGCTGCGAAAAGGGATTCGGTTTTTTTTGATATGATCGAAAAACTCATTGATGTGTCCGGCGGTGATGTTGGGAAATTGTACATCAAACGCTCTGATGGAAAAACTGTATATCTCAATTGTGCATACTCATCTGGATTATCAGTTGTTGAACAATATGAAAAATATCATCAGTTCACTCTCGAATTTTATGCTTCAGATCCATATTTTTATAATGACTACAAATTCACAAGTCGAATTAATGATATAGACTCTGATATTGTGACGCTGGCAGACGACCTGTATTTAGGAGTTTGGTATCTTGGAATTGGTAACATAAATGGTCACGGCGTAGTTATAAATCATCTCGAAGAGACTGTTGATCCGATTATTCAAATTAAAGGTAGAAGGCAGAATATCACTATCACCAATACGACAACTAACGATAGTATCTCTTTTGTAAATCTCCCAATATATCAAGGAGATACTCTTGTGATTGATACAAGAGAACAGTCGAAAGATGCTCGTATTGAAAAAGAAGACGGAACGATTATATCGGCTTTGCAATATCTTGACTGGAGCACAATGAATATGTCGTTACGGCTCGTTCCCGGCTCGAATGGAATCAATTTTACTGGTTATGGCGAAATTCAACCGATTACCTTCGCTTACAACCAGCAATTCCTTTCTGCGTGAGGATGCATGTTCACAAAATACGCTGTACATATCAGAAATAGAAATGGTGATTATATAAATCGCTTGACTGATATCGAAACCTTGGAAATTACAGAGGCGTTAAATGATCCCGGGTCTTGGTCTATTTCAAGTAAAACTCCGTATATTTGTCCTTTTAATGCAGGCGATGGTATTGTCGTTAGCCGAGATGGAGAGTTATTCTATTCCGGTGTTTTAAAAGAAATCACAGAAGAGTATGACGCTTACGAAAGGTTGTATACATGGAAAGCATCAGGCGCAAGCGATCTCGACTATCTGACGAGAAGGGTATGTTATCCGGACCCTGCGACCGGACTGACTACTGTAGTCAGTCATTACGAAGACTCCGGAACATTATCCGAAGTCGTAAAAAGGCTGATTGACAAGAATCTTGGCCCTGAAGCCATGCCGGTAAGACAGGAACAGCTTGTAAAGTCAGGAGTTATCGGTGACGCAGGGAGCAGTGTTAGTGTGTCTTTGCGTTTCCAGAACTTGCTTGAAGCTATCAAACCGCTGCTTGATTCCCAGAATTATTCCATACGGGCTAATTGGGATAACAGCGCAAGAAAAATTTGGTATCAGGTATATAAAAGCACTAACTATGATAATTCCTTATTGTTTTCGACGAGTCTGAATTCCTTGCTGTCGGTCACATATAACTATAAAGCTCCGGATGGAAATGCGGTGATATCCGGAGGCGAGGGAGAAAAAACCGAACGCAGTTTCGCTTACGCCAATGATGATACAAGCGCAGAAGTCTGGGGGCGGATTGAATACTATCATGACATGCGCTCAACTGCGGACAGCGAATTACAGGCCGACGCTGACACGACATTGCAAAAGCTTGCGGATGAAAATCAGGGTCACGCATCGGTAATCAACAGCAATTCGTGGGAATTGGAATACAAGAAAAATTGGAATATCGGTGATTTTGTTGCAGTGGAAGTTCATGGATCAGTCGATATACAAAGGGTTCTGCAGGTGAAAACGACTGTAGCATTCGATGAGGAAACGATAGAACCTGTAATCGGTTCTGTGAAACACAGTCAACTGTCGGGGATTTACGGTCAGCTCAAGCAACTCAGAAGTGATGTCAATCAGCTGCAATGGGGCTCAAATTAAAAGGAGAAAAGTAAATGAATGAATCGGTAATTTCTACATTCACAGGTGTCAAATTTATTCAAGGACTGACGCCGATGACTCAAGAAAATTGGCAGAGTTACTTCGGATCCGCGATCAAGAACGGAGTATACAGCGGTCTTGCGCCTAAGAACGCACCTCAATCTACAGTGAGCATACAGGTCACGGATGGAGTCGTTTTTGCAAATGGCATTCAAGCCAGACTTGAAACAGAAGACGGGTATACAGATATTGGGTCTATGTTGAACACAGGGCTTGAAGACCGACTTATTTGTGTTCGCGTACATTACAATTCCGAGACTGCAGAATTAATTCAAAAGTCAAACGTTACGGATATACCTTCCAGTGCTGTGGAAAGAACAAAAAACTACCTATTCGCTCAAACGCTTGCCAAATTAACTGCTGATGAATCATATCTTTGCACAAGAAACGAATCTTATTGGGATATTCCGATCTTTTACCAATCAAAATACAATTCTTGGGTCATGTATGGGCGTGATTTGCGGAGAAAAGTTGAATTGAGTCCATCAAAACTGACAAATCCGCCGCTTGATACGACAGACCGTACATGGCAGTATGGTGTGCTTATCAGCGGTCAGAATCGGTATACAGCTGGAGAATCTACCCGAAGGGTTGTGTTCTTTCCTGATGTAATCAACCAGCCTGATGGATCAATTGTTACCATTTTCGGAGGAAATGAAGGATACGACTTCATCTTGTCTGACACCCCTTATACAGGAGAATGGATATATTTTGATGACCATGTAGGAGAAACAATCCCATTTCAGCAAAACTGGAAAACCAATTACACATTCTCCAATGGTACAGGCGTATGGACGCAAATTACCATAATGGGCGAAGGCACTAATAATGCTGTGCTTGGTTACAAACGTACGATTCCGGCTGGCACATCGAAATCCTTCCGAATCTCATTCGGCGGAATTTCGGTTAATGACTCAACCGGATATGTCAATCCGATGTTTTCCGTTGAAGAATTTGACAACATCGCATCTGTCAACTGGGGACGTATCGGCGGTAGCATCACCGCTCAGACAGATTTAGGCGACGCACTTGCATTGAAGGCAAATGTTACTGATGTCAATGACGCACTTGCATTGAAGGCAAATGTTACTGATGTCTACAACAAGACGGAGACAGACGATGCGCTGGCTTTGAAGGCAAACGATTCTGATGTCTACGATAAGACGGAAGTTGACGATAAACTGGCATTAAAAGCAGATGTATCGGGTGTCTACACCAAGACGGAGACAGACGATGCGCTGGCTTTGAAGGCAAACGATTCTGATGTCTACAATAAGACGGAAGTTGACGATAAACTGGCATTAAAAGCAGATGTATCGGGTGTCTACACCAAGACAGAAATTGATAATAAGCTTTCTGAGAAAGCAAATTCATCGGATGTATTCACACAATCAGAAAGTAATTATAGGTTTGCCTTTAAATCGGATACTTATACAAAATCGGAGGTTAGAGACCTCGTCAATCCTAACTATGACGTGTATAAATTATGGGTTCATGACACTAATGGTAGAGATACTAACACTGGTAGAGATTCTAATAATCCTGTACAAACATTAAATCGTGCAATTGCATTAGCTCCTTATGGCAAATTCACATCAATTGAAACTGCAGGAACTTTTAACGAAAATATAGTTATTCCATATGGGAAATGCATTCGTATAGAAACAAATATTATTTCGCCCTATAATAAAAATGTATTCATTTTAGGAACAGTAACCGTTGAAGGCGGATTCTTAGAAATAGTTATTCCCGTAAATTATGGTGCGCCAGAAGTAACCATTTCAAGCACAAGCGGAAGCGGAACAATAATGGTTAATAAAGGCGGAAAATTCATCGTAAATATAGGAGGCAAAAACATCAAAATAATCAATACAAAGTCCGATGGAGGTTCTGTGCTCGAATTGAGGGATGGAGCTTTAGCGAGAATCAATAAATATGCTTTTGGCGAGCTTATTGGTTATCATATCGCAACCTTATATAGTGGATCTTCTTTTATTTACGGAACAGACATTACGCTTAATAGCATTTCTACAGAATTAGAAGTCGAGCAAGGATGGGTAAATGGGAGCTATACGGCATGAAAACAATCATCAAAAAAGCTGAAACATTTCGCAGAGTACTTGAACTCAAGAACATCGAAACCGATGCACCTGCGGATTTGACAGAATGTTCTGCTTACAGCCAGATGCGTCGAAGTCCCGCTGGTGAGCTGATGGGAGATGCTGAATGCTATATTGATGTAGTGCAAGGCACTATCTCAGCTCTTTGGACAGCAGAGCAGACTGCCGAATGGGGTGTCGGGCAATGCGGGTTTGACATTTGGCTTGTCTGCGGTGATGAGCAGAAGCCGATTTATACGGAAGTGTGTGAAGTTATCGAGAGCTATACGGATATGAAAGGGTAACTATGGCTATCGACTGGGATAAATTACAAGTAAAGGTCATTGATGATGACCATATACCAATCACTGATGACTATAAATACACAATGTCATCAGAGCAGCGCATGGTCATATTTTCCGGACGCAGAGGTGAACAAGGACCAGCCGGACCTGCAGGTCCCGCAGGACCTTCTGGCGCGTCATCATGGGGTGCTATTGATGGTGATATCGAAAACCAGACCGACCTTGCCAATGCGTTGGACGAAAAGATAAATGATGCGCCGTCTGATAATAAGGAATATGTACGAAAAAACGGTGCGTGGACAGAATCATCAGGCGGGGGAGGCGGTGGCGGAACTCCGACATGGGGAGCAATAACAGGGACACTTTCCGACCAGACAGATTTACAAAATGCACTTAATGCGAAGGCCAATGTTGCAGACCTCGGAGACCTCGCCACTCAAGATACCGTAGACTATCAGACTGAGGTGACCAATAAGCCGACATTTGGCACGATGGCATCAGTCAATGACGCTCCTTCTGACAGCAAGGAATATGTCAGAAAAAACGGCGCATGGTCTGAAGCAACTGGCGGTATCGCCTCGGTCTCGTGGGGAGACATCAACGGGACTCTTGAGAATCAAACGGACTTGCAAACCGCTTTGGATGCCAAAGCTGATGAAGCCGACCTCGGAGCATTGGCGACAAAAGACACAGTTGATTACCAGACAGATGTGACCAATAAACCGAGCACATTCCCGCCAGAAGCCCATATCCACGATGACAGGTACTACACAGAGTCGGAGACAGATGCTTTACTCGATGGAAAAGCTCAAGTAATTATTGGCCCAGTTCCTGTAAAACTGAGTGGGACATATATTGTTGTTCCGGTTGGTGCGAGACCGATTGACTTTAAGGCAACTCTTCAAGTTACCCAAACGGGGTCAGGGACACCAAGCGCAGCGAATATTCGGTCGTTTGAATCTGCCGAATCGTGTATAGTTGTTAAAGCAGACGGATATGGTGACATTGCTATGACGATGGAGACTCGGCCTATACCACTTCCGTCAGCCATGTATGGCGGAATTGTTGATGTGCTGAACGGAACCGTCATAATCACGCATGGGCACATTGCAAGCTATAACGGTGAAACGCTTACAGGCAGATGGTACTCTGATCGTGATGAATATGTCGCAGGCACAACGCCGACAACAGGTGCGGAAGTTGTTTATGAATTAGAAACGCCTATAGAGCAAACATGTTCCAGTTACACGCCTACAATGTTTTCAAGCATGGATACTTATCTGTGGGCAAGTCATCAATCTCAGAGATTGTCAGTAACAAACTATACTGTTGCTGGCGCTATTGATATATACGAGCAAAGGGCTATCGACACCAAGACATATGTCGACCAAAATGATGCATTGAAAGCCAATGTTGCAGACCTTGGCGATCTTGCATATGAAGACGACGCGCCATCGGACAATGCTGAGTATGTCCGTAAGAACGGTTCATGGGCGGTTTCTTCAGGTGGTGGCGGGACTACCGCACCCACATGGGGAGCAATAACAGGGACTTTATCTCAGCAGACCGACTTGCAGAATGCGTTGAATGCGAAAGCCAATACTGCTGACCTTGGCTCTCTTGCATCGAAGAACACGGTCAATTACGAGACCGAGGTTACAAAAAGCCTTCCGCATTCCCGCCTTCAGTTCACAACCATGATGACAGGTATTACACGGAGACTGAGGTTGACACTGCGCTCGCTGGCAAGCAGAATCTGATGACAGACTCAGGCTGGCTGGGGCTGGAAGCGGATCCTTCATCTGGAACCTATACAAATGCTCCGATCTATTACAGGAAATACGGAAATTTTGTTATGGTTTCTGCTTACCAAGTGCGGTTGAAAAATATCTTGTCAGGGACCAGCGTTGTCACATTGGCAAAAATACCGGAAGGTTACCGCCCTTCAAAGCCTATGTTTCAACTCATATGTCCGGGGAACGCAGGAATCGGCATAGTCAATTTCTACTCAAGTGGAAGCGCAGCAGGTGAAATTCGGTTTCGGCTCGCTCCGGGGACGGATTCATGGGCAGTTAATGCAGATATCAATTTCTTTTTTTCGTATTTTATTTAAAAGATAGGAGATGAAAACATGACTTACATCGAACGCGAAAATGTTTTGAAAGGTACTGACTTTAGCGGTCGTATACAGATTGCTGCCTGTGACTGGGCGCAATACTGGGCAATAAACGGCACGTCATCCATCGAGGATCCCGTTCTGCGGAAAAAGACTGATGACTTTATTGTTTTATACCTCTCAAACCCTGATGCATATACCGGCAAGATCGCTGTATTGGCCATCTCGGATGACCAAATCAAAACAGCTCAGACCATCACTGACGAAATGATCAACAGTGCTGTCACGCGGATCATGGCCAACGCACTGGATTATCTGATGTAATCGTTGAGCCTCGCCGATTATTAAAGCATGACCTTCAGCCCCGTTTCGGCGGAGCATAAAAATCAGAAAGGAGTTATGGTAAAAAATGTTATTTCGTGTTATAATGGAAAGGACGGTTGAAATATGAATCCCACCGTTATTACCGCTCTCATCAGCGGACTATGTGTTGCAATCCCCACGCTAATATCAGTAGTAGTTACCTCAAACACCCGCGACGCGGTGAATGAGGAGCGCATCAAGAACCTATCAGAAAAGATAGATGCGCTGAGCACGAAAGTGCAATTACACAATAATTTTGAGACCAGAATCGCGGTTCTTGAGCGCGATTTGAAGACAGCTTTTAATAAGTTGGACGACATCAAAAAGGAGATACGTCATGAGTAACCTGACAAATCCGAAGTGGTGGGCGGCAGCCGGGGTGAGAGCGTTGAAAACTTTCGCTCAGGCGGCAATTGCAACAATTGGATCAAGTGCTGTACTTTCATCTGTCGATTGGAAAATGGTAGTTTCAGCCAGCGTTCTTGCGGCTATTTTGAGTATGCTGACATCTCTTGCAGGACTTCCGGAAGTACCTGATGAAAACGATCTATAAGGATGCGAACGGAATGACGACGGTCGTGTTACATCTTAAAGACGATGAGCGGAGACGGCTGAAAAGACTCTCCAAAAAGCTCGGGCTGAATGACTTTGAAACCATCAAGTATTGTATGCAGTTAGTGTCTTGGTGGAGTAAAAATGAGATCGAACCGGAAGCGGAATGAGCTACCGACAGCCATTTTCTGGTAATTATCCTATTTCTCAATATTTCGGTGAGACCATAACCGATAAAAATGGTCACACAGGTATCGACTATGCCTGCCCATTGACTACGCAGATATTAGCATCTGCCGATGGGCAGGTTTTCTTTGCCGGATGGAAAGACGGCGGTTACGGCTACTGTGTTTTTATCAAGCACGCTGATGGCAACGTCACTATTTATGAGCATCTTTTATCGCAGATTTGTGTAAATGTCGGTCAGATAGTAAAGCAAGGTCAGGTCATCGGATATTCCGGCAGTACAGGGAATTCTACTGGTCCGCATTTGCATTTTGAAGTGCGCGACAGCAATGGGAAAGCATTTGATCCGATGAAACTGGGGCTCGTTTGCGTGGATGACAGCATCAGTTACGTCAAACCTGAGCCGAAAAAACTGAAAGAACCGGACGAACTTGGCGAAAAAGTGAAGATAACAGCACCCGCAGGAGCATGGGCTTGGAGTGCGAATTTTTCAAAGCGTGATACCGTTTATGCTTATGGGACAAAGCTCAATTTCACAGGAAAGACCATCAAGAGGAACGAATACACATATTGTGAAGTCTATCCAGAACCTGTGAAATATTGGGTAGCTGTCCACGACAGAGATTGCCAAATCCTCGATAACGATGTACAAGCATGAAAATCCGAATCCGGCAGGAAAAAATGTCGGAGATTGTACCGTCAGAGCAATAGCTTTGGCGACAGACCAAGCATGGGAAAAGGTGTATCTTGACCTGTGCTTGTACGGATACATGCTCTCAGATATGCCATCCAGTAACGATGTCTGGGGAGCTTATCTTATGGACAAGGGATGGCACTACAAGCGGTTACAGGACACTTGCCCATTCTGCTACACCGTTCGAGACTTTTGTGAAGAACATAAAAACGGAACGTATATTCTCGGTACTGGAAGCCATGTCATTTGTATTAAAAACGGCAGTTGGCTGGACGCATGGGACTCTGGCGAGAAGGTACCGATGTATTATTTTGAGAGGTGAGAATGTTCGGTTCACCGAATTATTATAGCGGTTATCCGTGGAATAACTACGGAACACAGAATGTCGCTCAGCAGGCGACACAGAGCAATACAATCAACTGGGTACAGGGAGAAGCCGGAGCGAAAGCATTTATGATCGCTCCCGGTCAGTCCGTGTTACTGATGGATTCAGAGAGCAACAGTTTTTTCATCAAGTCCTCCGACGCGTCTGGGATGCCGTTACCGTTGCGGGTTTTTGACTATGTGGAGCGGACGGTCACGAAGCCGGAAACGGCATCTGCAGACTACGTCACACGCGAGGAATTTGAAAAGAGACTTTCGGAGCTGTCAAATGCCAAATCCTCTGTACCAGCTGCTTAATGGCGGAAAACAGCCCGCAAATAATCCGCTGACAATGCTTCAGCGGTTCAATGAATTCCGGCAGAGCTTTACAGGTGACCCAGAACAGATGGTCAAACAACTGCTTCAAAGCGGCCGGATGAGTCAACAAACATACGCACAACTTTCCCAAATGGCGAGTGAATTCCAGAAGCTCTTGAAATAACAGGGCTTCTGAAAAATTTATATATAGGAGTGTTGTTATGTCTTTAACAACCGACAGTATGTCTGCGGCTGATATAGCTGCGATCACTGGTAACTCCAGAGCGAACGGCGGGTTCGGTTATGATGGTGGTCTTTGGTGGATTATTATTCTTTTCCTGTTTGGTATGTACGGCGGTTGGGATAACAACGGTGCAGGAAACAACGGTGGCGCAGGTGGTCTGTATCCGTGGCTCAATCAGAGTCAGCAGGTGAATGATGGATTCCGTGACCAGATGCTGAACAGCTCTATTCAGGGTATCCAGAATTCCATCACTTCCGGTTTCGGTGACGTACAGAACTCTCTGTGTGGTGGTTTTGCTGGTGTCAATGCTTCTATTGCGGCGGCTCAGAATGGTATCACTCAGCAGATGTATGCCAACCAGATTGCTGATATGCAACAGAATTTTGCAATGCAATCTGCGTTACAAAACTGTTGCTGTGAAAACCGTGCACAGACTGCCGATTTGAAATATACCGTAGCTACTGAAAACTGCGCTGATCGTACTCAGTCAATGCAGAATACACGCGACATTATCGAATCTCAGACACGCAATACTCAGGCTATTTTGGATAAGCTCTGCCAGCTTGAACTCGATGGCGTAAAGGGTCAGCTTGCACAGGCTCAGCGCGAAAACGTTGGTCTGCAGAATCAGCTGAACATGGCGACTCTGCGCGAATCTCAGACCGCTCAGAACGCTTTCATCCAGCAGGGTCTGACCAGTGAGGTCGATGCGCTGTACAATAGGCTCAAAAATTGTCCTGTCCCAAGTCAGCCCGTATATGGCAGTCAGCCGATTTTCACCTGCGGTGGCAATCAGGGATGCGGTTGCGGTTGCGGAGCATAGGAGATTGACATGGCTGAGTATCTAACAACGGATGCGGTGGTCAGCGTTGGATTGAATACGCCGATCCCATTTCTTGATTCTATTCGCTGCTCGAAAGGTTACGTTGTACATCAGTCTGGCAGTGGAATTTTTACTCTGCGAGGCATTGTCAATAATCCGACTGCTTGCATGGCTCGATACGAAGTTGAATTCACAGGAAACATTGCCATTCCTGAAGGCGGTGCAGTTACTCCAATTGCGACAGCTATCACTGTGCAAGGCGAAGCGCAACAGGGAAGCCGTGCTATTTTCACACCTGCGGCGGTGGATACCTATGGCAATGTAACAAGCCGTACCATCGTTGACGTTCCCCGTGGTTGTTGCTTTACGGTAGCTGTGGAATATGTCAATGGCACGGTCAATGATCCTGCAACAACGCCGACACCGCTCATCAATGTGGTGGATGGCAGTCTGACTATCGAGCGGAAAGCGTGAGGTGAAAATGGACGCATATTTTGATCTGAAAGAAATGCTCTGCGAAGAGCTTGAAGATGTCGTCAAGAAAGGCGAACTCTCAGCCGGGGATCTCGATGTCGTGGATAAGCTGACCCACAGCATCAAGTCCCTTGTTACCATCATGGCGATGGAAGAAGGTGGTTACTCCAATGACGGCAGTTACGACAATTATGGTAACGGCGGAATGAACGGCGGTAGTTACACCAGCTATCGCGGATATTCCGGTCGTCGCGGTCGTGACTCCATGGGACGTTATACAAGCGGTCGTCGTTACAGCCGTGACGAGGCCAAAGACGAAGTCATGCGCCATCTTGAAAAGGCGATGGCTGGCGCATCCGGCGAACAGCGGAAAATCATTCAGGAAGCTGTTGAAGAACTGAAGAATCTGTGATGTTTACCGAACGTGAGCTGTTAGAAGCATTGGACGAATGCCAGAACGACCTGCCGAAGACCTTTTCGACCTGTGAAAAGATGGCAGTCTTTTACACGATTCTGGACCACTTGCAGGCTGAAAACAGCTACAAAATGTCACATGACCCAGCTCCGAAAAAAGAAGAGAAGGTCATTGGTGACTACGGCACATCAGAATTTTTCACAGCTGCGAGTGGAAAAGAAGCTGAGAAGGTTTGGCAGATTTTCGGCGAGCTTATGGATGCGCTGAAGGTGCTCAATCCGAAGCTCTACAGCCGGACTATTGAGCGACTGACAGCGGTCGAATAACCATTTTGCGGACGTCAGCAAAATGGTACAGAAAAGGCGGTTCAGAAATGAACCGCCTTTTTGTTTGGGACAGTTTGGTTCACTATGGTTCATCATGGTTCAAAATTGATAGTAACCAATTTTATGAATTCGCTTGACAAATGTATACATTTGTATATAATTATAGTTAAGATAAACAATAAAACAAGGAGATGACAAGATGGAAAATACAATCGCAATCGAAAGACCTTACGAAGCTGAAAACAACGACTGGAACATCGCTGAACGCGAACTGATTGAGTATTACTGCAAACGCCATAATGAAAAAATCGTAAAGTATGAAATCTGGACGTACTCAGTCAAAGCAACGACGGAATCAGGAAGAATATTTTATGCACAGCGAACTTTCATGGGTGCTCCGATTCGCAAGATTTCAACCTACCTTTACATGAATGAAGAAATCAACGGCAAGCAAAAGAGAATCAAAAAATCGGAATACTAAAACCAATAACCCGCCACGGAGGTCACGACGGCGATAAAAGGAGAATGAGATGAAAACTGAATTGTATCGTGTTGAAACCACATTTTTTGGAGCAGATGCCCCGTCAAGATTCTACTTTGACGAATCAATCAAAGCTGAAAAATTTCTTGAGAAGGAATGTCAGAATGGTGTAACTGAAATTGTTGGAATCATTTCTGAACGTCGACTGAACTATTTCGATGGGTGCACTTGGTACGAACTGACTTACAAAGAAGATCGTGAGCCGAAAGAAGTGATTCTTGAGCCGGAAGATTGGTATGAGACAAAGGCACTCGGTGAAGTTTATATTGACGAGTACAGCAAGGTTATTCGTGCAAAGCGCAATGGTGTTACGGTCTACCCGTACAGAAAATCAAAAGACGGTGGATGGAATAGCTGCTCCGGTTGTTACACAGTCAAATATCTGGCGCGACTGTTGAGAGAAGACAAGGCAAAGTGGAATTAAATGATACGAGCCTGAAAATCAGGCTCATATCAGGTTTCGATTGTATTTCAATCCACAAGGCACTTTCGTTGAGTCACCCCCGCTTACGCGGGGAAAAAGTAGTCTCTCAACCATTCCAGAAAGGGGACTACAACAGTCAAGCCTTGACAACTGAAATTATAGCAGAAACGGTGACGATGAAGGTCACACGATGAAAGGATGAATGACATGAAAAAGTATTATCTCGTAGCTGAAAAAGATATCATCAATGGTGGTTATAACGTGAATGTTCGTGACAATGCCAGAGGTCTTGAGATCCTCAAAGAATTTGAAGCTGAAAGTTATTCGGAAGCGGTGAAAATGTTCTCGTTCTCAGTCCGGAATATGGGGAAGACCGTATTCTGTGGAGTTTCTGAAAATGGAAATCCTTATCATGTGACGGTGACAGAATGAAAAAACGCATTGGAACAAAACTGTATGACACTGAGACCAGCGAAAGAGTCGCAGATGTTGGTGTCGGCATCCTTTATCGGAAGCGTACACGGAAACGTGAATGGTTTCTGGTCATTGGTGACCATGTCGAATCCGTGGACGACAAGCAGGCGAAAGCACTACTCGGTGAGCCTGAGCGGTATCCGAAGAAGCCAGACTTGGACAGCGTTATGATTCGGGTGGACAGAGCTACACACAACAAGATCGCGTCCAGAGCCGAAAAGGAAAAGCTGTCAATAACGAAGTTTATGAAAAAATGGGCGGAAACGCTATAATATGAACAGGCTCTCTATAAGTTGCGAGTATACCGAAACGGCGCGCGGGGGCGCTGAGACTTTTCTCGTGGTAGTACTCGCAACTTCTGCCATTCCCGGCAAAGTATAGCGGATCAAAACCCGGTGTTCTGGGTAGATCACTACTGAGGAAACGAAAAGGGAAAGAGCGGTTCGGATTTCTTCCAGACCGCTCTTTTCGTTTTTAAGAACATCAATGATTGACAGGCGAAGCCGATCCGCTTCTGCAAGTATGCTGTCAGTTGTATCAGGATCTGCCGTCGCTGCCTGGGACATGAGTTCTGCCCGTTCCTTTTCAAGTTCTGACAGGCGTTTCACGAGCGTGGCGGGTGCATCGTCGGTGTCTTCAATAGCACTTGAAATTCGCGCGATTTTGCGGTCAATTTTCGCGATTTCTGCGGTCAGGGATAAATTATCAGGGCGCGAGGGAAAAGGCGTTTTTAAGCCCTCTGTGATGCTTCTAACGTCCTTTCTATATTGCTCATCCGAAAGAAGTTCTATCCCTTTTTCGATAACGAATTTATCGAGGATCTCTCGCCGAAAACCAACGTGCTTGTCATTGCAGTAATAGGTTTCATAAAGCCGTCCCTTTGCCCTTCTGCGATCCAGAAAAGCCTTTTTACCGCAGACTCCGCAGTATAACAGATTTGATAAAAGCGGGCGGTTCTTGCTATAGTGTCCCTGCGGTTTTACGTGTTCTTTCGGGGCGTATTCATTGTAAAGCTGCAGGCGGTCGAAAGTATCCTTATCAATAATCGGGGTGCAATAGTCTTCTATGGTCGTCCCTCCGTACGTCATCATACCATATAGCAGAGGTTTCAGCATCAGCCTGCGGATGTACTCCCTCGGCTTGTTTGCGAAGATCCCGCCGATGATCATCGTCATTTCTTCAATGGTCGCGCCTTTCATCCGTTTTTCGATAGCGTTCTTGATTCTGGGTGCGAGATCGGGATCTGGTTCGGCGCGGTATCCTGTCCGTGGTTGTCCGTTACTGTAAAAGCCCATATCGACAGCGACGGGAATCCATCCGTCAGGAATGCAGGATCTGGGAATGACTTTATATTTCTGGAAGTTCGACTGCAAAGCCCGCCGAACGTCTGCCGAGATCATGTCAGACTGATTTTGCGCTGATGCCATATACATGGCTTCCATCACTCTGGCGAACGGTCCGTTATCGACAATCGGCTGTTGAAGTGAGTATATCTTATAACCCGCCATTCTCAGACGGGACGCGTCAAGCATTGCCTGATCAACATTCCGGTGCATCCGTTCCCAATCCCAAACCAAACAGCCCTTAACATCGTTCTTCTTGCGCTTTTCGTGAAGCAAGTCGGACATCATTTCGAGGTAGTGGTCACGCCCTTTGGTGCTTCTGCCTGATACGAACGGATCGGCGTAAACCTTGACCAGAACAAGCCCGTTCTGCTCACAGAAAGCGCGGATGGCTTGCTCCTGTTCATCGGTGGAAGTGTTCTTTAGTCCCTGTTCCTCACCGCCTGAGTATCTGCAATAACCGACAACGAGGTCACCGGGTTGAAAGGGTGAAGCGTTCACAGTTCCTTGCCTATCGGGATCAGGACACGTCCCAGAACGTGGACGCGGTCATTCTGTAGGTCTTCGGTGGTGAAATGAAGCGGTTCAAAGGTCGGGTTATCTGAGCGCAGATCAATTCCTCCGTCGAATGTGCGATATATGCGTTTTATCATGTCGCAGTCATCCACGTTCACGCTGACAACGTTCCCGTTCTCCCATTCTTCACCCGGACGGCAAACAAGCGTATCACCGGGAACGATTGTCGGGGACATTGACTCACCCACAGCAACGAGCGCCTTCAGGTTTTCTCCCCATCTGCGGATGAAAGACGCGGGGATCGGGATCGCCTTGATAAAGGTGAACGGCTCCCCGGCTGTCCCCGGTCCGCACCGCAGGGACGCAACCAGAGGGATAAGCGCTTCGTCTTCGGGCTGAAGTTCGGGAATTTCTTCTGGATGCTTGCCGACATTCTCAAGACTTCCGCGACCTATCAAATCGTCCACAGTGACTTCATAATAATCGGCAAGTTTTGCGAGAGTGTCTGACGATGCCTGGCGTCTGCCTGTTTCGTAATGGCCGTAGGCTGTTGTAGTCAGGCCGAGATAGTTCGCTACTTCTCCCTGTGTTACGCCTTTTTTCTTACGGAAATATTTCAAATTGTTCATTTTTCACCTCCCGTGTAATTAATTGTACATTACAGAATGTATTATTATGCGAATAGAAATGAATTCTAACAAAGTGTAATACATCCCTTGACAAATTACAGAATGTAATTATAATAATAAACAATAACCTACATATAGTAATATACTCGGAGGAAAACAAAATGGAAATCAGGGAACGCGAACTGATCAAGATTGACAGAAACGGCACGAAGCACTTCCGTTCATGGAAATGCCCGAAATGCGGTGGTAAAGGTAAGGACAGCGCATGGTCTAACAGCGGTTGGTATTGCTTCAAGTGTGGAGGGACGGGCGTTTACGAACACATCGAAAAAGAATACACGCCCGAATATCTGGAGATCATGGCTGAAAAGAACCGGAAGAAGCAGGAAAAGAAGATCGCGGACAAGATCGCAGCATACGAAGCGGACATGAGCAAGGCGTATCGGGAAGTCGGATTTAACGATGACGGGCATATCTACATCGTTACCGCCGAAAACACCTACAGCATCAAGGAGGAACTGAAAGCAGACGGTGCGCGATGGCGTCCGACAATGCGAAGATGGTTTTTCACGAGCCGTCCGAACAATTGGGAAACGGTCGAGGTGAATTGGTCTGACTTTTACGAGATCAACGAATATGGAGTTGTTGTAGCGAAAGATGGCAGATTTGAATATTCAGTCATCGAAGAAATTTTGAACACTCTGCTCTGATGAGCCGAAAGGCAACAGGCGCGAAACGCCGAAACTCCCTTCGGGGAGTCAGCAGATAAAACACTGTGGAAAGGATAGAAGAAATGACTGAAAAATACTACGACATTTATTTTGATCCGGCGGAGCTTGAAGTTGACGGTAGCGGTGACCTTGTAAATTGGGATGCGCTGTACATCCTCGAATATGACGAGAATGGCAAGGTCATGAACCGCGTTGACCGCAAAGGGACTCCGGTGGAATTTGGTGACTATCCTCTCGAAAATGTTCTTGATCTGTATCACGTCGGATACGGTGATGACGATCTAAAAGGTGCGCTCAACTGGTTTTTCAAGTGGCTCAAGGATAATACGGAGTGGCGGGAAACCTCCCCGGAGACCAGGTGGCAGCCTGCCGAATATATCTGTATCGGGATCGAGGGTTGCGCAGAATGAATTCTGACGAAATGTAATATATCCTTGTAGGATATTACAAACAGTCGTATAATTATCAGTAGGAATGTTACAGATAGTACGAAAGGAGGCAACCCTTGAACTCAAATCTGAAAGAACTGAGAAAAGCCAAGAACATGACGCAGAGCGCTGTGGCTGAAGCATGCGGAACTACGCAGTCAGCTTACAACCACTACGAAACGGGACGGAGGAATCCGAAGCCGGACATGCTGAAAAAGATCGCCAGCGTCCTCGAATGCACAGTAGATGAACTGATCCGGGAGGGCGGCAATGACGCGGGATGAATTCGATGCCATGATCCGGGAACAGATCGCGAACGGAGAGATCACAGCAGAAGCAGCCGAAAGCGAATGGGACTTTTTTGTGAACGGCTTTGACAGTTATGAAACTGTATACGGTTTTTGAAAGGAGAAACAATGAAAAAAATCAATTTGGATGAGTTTCAGCGGGAGATGAATGTGGCAATCGTCAAGTCCACGCTGACGATCATCGACCGCAGAAACGGCAGGATCGGTACGAAGGAATTCTACCGCACCGGGCTGAAGTTCCCTTATGATCAGGTCGCCCGCAAACGCGGCGAGTACGGTTATGACATCATCGGTCACGCGGATGAGGAAGTCCGCGAGGGTGTGATGGATCTTGAACTGATGTTTGCAAGCATGATCGTTGAAGAAGTGGAGGAAGCATGATCGACCTTAACATGAAACCGAAGAAGCAGGATGAGGAACCTCTCGGAATGATCATCCTTGCCCTGATGCCATTCGCTGCGCTGTTCTGGGTGCTTGTAGAAATGGGGCTGTGATGGTAACGCCGACGGTTATCACTCAGGCGGTTGAACCGGAACCGATTACCTACAGACGCGGAACGGTATACGTGAAGCTGACAGGGTTCAACGCATGGATTTATCGCGGTATGGTCGCGATGTACGGACAGGCAGAAGCCACGGAACGGTTTTGGTGGCTCTGGCATAAGAAAAGCGACGTCCTCTCCCCAGAAAACGTCGCCCAATCCCTGTGAAGGGAAAATCAATAGACATAAGGATTATACCATGAATTTTACACCTTTAAATTTATTCAACTTCAAACCGCTTGGCGATGTAAACCGCAAGCGTGGAAGATTGGAACTTGCTATCAGAGCAAACAGGATCGACTTCAGCAAGGCTTCATATGAAGCAATCAAATCACCGGATTCGGTGCAGATTGGAACCGACGGTCACTATCTTGCGGTATGGGCTGAAGCAGATGCATTTCAGGTGAATCTGACCAGAGGAAGTTCCGGTGCATCAATCAACGGAGCGGGCAACGTCAAACGACTACAGAGCCGACTGGAGAAACTGCAGGAAGTTGACTTCCGGAGCCACTACGTGATCCTTTCCGAGCCGATTACAGAAGACGGGAAGCTCATCTACGATGTCGAAAACATGGTCGTCTGCGCGAAGCAGACACGCCGGAGCGCATAGGAGGAAACGATGGAAAGCATGGAAATCGTAAAAGCCAACAACGGGCTCATCAAGAGCGTCGATGACCTGAGCAGAATCGGGAAGATGATGGCGGTCAGCGGATACTTCCAAGACGCACGTGACGCAGCACAGGCTGCGGTGAAGGTGCAGGCGGGAATGGAGATGGGCTTCGGACCGTTCGCGAGCATGACTGGCATCTACATCATTCAGGGGCGTCCGAGCATCGGTGCGAACCTGATGGCAAGCGCTGTCAAGAACAATCCGAAATATGACTACCGCGTCAAGGAAATGACCGCAGAGGTCTGTAAAATCGAATTCTTCGAGCGCATCGACGGAAAGCGGGAAAGCATCGGAGTCAGCGAATTCACGATTGCGGAAGCCAGAAAAGCCAACGTCAAGAACCTCGATAAGTTCCCGCGGAATATGCTTTTCGCCAGAGCCATGAGCAATGGGATCAGGTGGTTCTGCCCTGATGTTTTCAACGGAAACGTCACCTATACCCCGGAAGAACTTGGCGCTGATGTGGATTCGGAAGGGTATGTTACCGAAATCCCGCAGCCTGAAGCACAGTCCGAACCGGAGCCGATTATCGAAGGCGTTGTAACGCCTGTGAAAGAAGAATCTGCGCCCGAAAGTGTAACTGAGAAGCCCGCAAAAAAGGAATTCAATGAGAAAGAATTCCTGCGGAACTGGTCGAAGCCTTACGGTGTCAGCGGTATGAGCAGGATCAACGCCGAGAAGATGGAAGACAGCAATGGCAAGCCTTACGGTGAGAAAAGCACCTATGAATTATTCAATATGTTTCGGGTTATCAGCAAGAAACTTGACACGCTGCCTGAGGATCAGAAACCAGATTATCAACTGAAACTTTCCGCAATCTGTGAGATATTCCAGAACCGGAAGATAGAGTTGACGATCCCGGACGCAGTAAATTAGTAAGCAACTTCGGGCGCGGACGGAGATGCAAAGACAGCTACTTCATGATTGTGACTCCTTGAAAACCATTTCCGACCAATTAGGGAGCGGAACCGCGCACCGCTCCCGCTTTTGAAGGAGTCAGGAGAATAGACATGAAACAATGGATCAAATTTTACACCGAAGCATTACATGACCGCAAAATGCGAAAGCTACCACGGTTTGATAAATCCGTTTTTTATGATTTGCTTCTGCTTGCGGGGCAGGAAGACAAAGACGGATTACTCCCAGAAATCGACGATATTGCGCTTGAACTCGATCTGAAAACAGCGGAAGCACAGAAATCCGTCAACAATCTGATAACGGCAGGACTGTTATCAAAAAACGAAAATGATAACCTGATGATAACAAACTTTCATAAACGTCAGGAAACAAATTCAGCAGGTTATGAACGTGTGAAACGTTATCGTGATAATCATAAAACCGTTATCAATGATAACGCAATGATAACGGCTGATAACGTTATCAATGATAACGGGTATGATAACGCCGATGATACGCAAATGATAACTGTAGATAAAGATATAGATATAGATAAAGAAATAGATATTAATACACTCTCTAACGAGAGTGTATATACGCCCGAAAAAAAATCAGCGAAGCCGAAATCTGAAAAACAGAAATTCGGGTCGATGCAGAACGTCCTGCTGACATCCGAAGAATACGCAAAACTGTGTGAGCGTTTCCCTGATGCTGACGCGAAGATCGAAAGCCTTTCCCTTGCTATTGCTTCAAAGGGTTACAAATACAAAGACCACTATGCGACGATTCTAAATTGGGCGCGGATGGACGCAGACAAAAAGGCCGCACTGAAACCGGAACAACAGAAAAAGACCTACTCTTTTGCGGAGGTCGGTGAGATGCTTGACCGGGGGGAAATCGTCCTATGATGACTCAGAAAGACATTGAAAAGGTCATGGATCTTCTGGTCGCTGCTTACGGTGAAAAGGCATACCCGACAGCATATCCGAAACAGATGGCGAAAATAACGAACCTTTGGTCTGTGATGTTTGCTGAAGATGATCCTGCAGAAGTGCTTCTGGCGGTGAAAAACTGCATTGCAACAAGCCCATACGCTCCGCACGTTTCCGACATCAAAAGCAGGATAGCGCAGAGCAGAATGGCGGGTCAGATGACCGAAATGGAAGCGTGGATCAACATCAGGAAAGCAATCAAAAAGGCGGGAACGTCAGCAGAAGCAAATCAGGCATTTAGTGAAATGCCCCAGATCCTGCGGAAGGTGGTCGGAGAACCTGGAACGCTGAAAGAATGGCGGGGGGTTTCGCTTGACACTTTGGAGGGTGTGATCGCATCGAACTGTCAACGCAGTTATCGGGAATTGGCAAAGAATGAAGCGACGTTCAACGCTTTACCGAAAGACATTCAGCGAAAATCTTCATGGATGGTATCAGAGCCCGAAGCGGTGATGCTCCCAGAGCCGAAACCGCAGAAAACGCATGAAGAACGGTTTGCGGACATGGATGCGGATGCAGCAGAATACCGGAGGAAATACATTCTCCCGCAGTCACAGGACATGACCGACCGTGTCAATGCTTTCGTGAAACCGATGACGGATTCCGAACTGAAGCTGATGGAAGCGAAGGCAAAAGCGGATGAAAAACACCGTCTGGAACGGATGATGTCATGAAACAGTACGGCGATATCACTAAACTCAGCGGATACGAACTGGATCCTGTTGACTTAATAGTTGGCGGCTCTCCGTGTCAAGACTTGTCTGTTGCGGGCAAACGTGCCGGACTTGACGGAGAGCGGTCAGGGCTGTTCATGGAAATGATCCGCATTATCAAAGAAATGAGGGAAAAAACAAATGGAATATATCCAAGGTACGCTCTTTGGGAAAACGTCCCAGGTGCTTTCAGCTCAAACGGAGGTGCTGACTTCTCAGCAGTCCTTGGCGAATTCGCCAGACTCATCGAACCAGACGCTCCCGATGTGCCTGTCCCTGAAAAAGGATGGGCTTACTCAGGAATTCTACTGGTCGGTGGGAGGGGGCAAATTGCTTACAGAACTCATGACGCGCAATACTGGGGAGTTCCCCAACGTCGCCGTAGAATCTCACTTATCGCAGATTTTAGAGGACAGTCCGCTGCCGAAATACTTTATGAGCGCAAAAGCCTGTCAGGGAATACTGAACAGGGCGGAACGGCGTGGCAAGATTCTGCCGGAACGTCTGCGGATAGCGTTGGAGAGACAAGCAACGATAACTCCTTGATCGTTCTGAACGATCAAGGCGGGGCGCAGATGGATGTTTCATACAGCACCGCAATGACGTTACGGCATCAGTCACATGGGTATGAACCTGTGATTCTCGAAGAGAGAGAGAGAGAGAGAGAGAATCGTCATGATCGAAATGACGAGTACGAAGAACACCGTTGTAGAGAGCGGTATATCACCGACGCTTACCGCCAGAATGGGAACCGGCGGGAATCAGGTGAATGCAGTATCAGTTTTCAAGAACGGTCAGGAAAACCAGGTGGCGGAAAAGGCATCCTGATACAAGTAAACCACGTTGGAGCATTGAGTACATTGAATAACCAAATGGTATTTGACAGTCAGGTACATCACGGGTGCAAGGAATTTGCTAACGGGATCTGCCAGACGATAAACCAAGAATACGGCACAGGTGGCAATAACCAACCGTTGGTTGTTGAGAGAACCGCGCTGTCCATCGGCAATGGACAGACCAACAACATCAGCATGAGTGACAAAGCAAACGCTTTGGACACCATGCACGATCAGCAAGCGGTGATGTTTGCAAGTGTCGATTGCAGAAATGGGAATGAAAATCCGAATACAAACGGAACGTTACAGGCGAAAAGCAATGGTGGATGGAATGCAAATTCTCAAAATGTAATACGAGAAAAAAATCATGTCCGCAGATTGACACCGTTGGAATGCGAACGGTTACAAGGATTTCCGGACGGATGGACGGATGTTCCCGGTGCATCAGACTCAAAAAGATACAAGGCTCTCGGCAATAGCATCGCGCTTCCCTTTTGGGAACACCTCGCTCACCGTTTTGTTGAGATCGGAGAAGTGAAATCAATCGGCAGCCTGTTCGATGGCATCGGTGGCTTTCCGTTGGTGTTCAAGAGAGCCGGAGCGGAAACACTCTGGACATCGGAGATAGAACCGTTCTGCCAGAAGGTAGTGGAATACCACTTCGGCAATGAAGAAACCGGAGAAGAAGGAGATGTATGGAAGTACTTGAAATAGCAAAATGCGGATGCGGTGGTGAAGCAAGAGTCGAAAAAGCCATCTGCAATGACAAAAACGGGAAACCGTTTGTGATGGGCTATTCAGTTATTTGTGGAATATGCGGAACGAGAACAAGACCAATTTCAGCCGCAGCGATGGCTGTTGCCGTATGGAATAAAGCCATGTCTAAAGAACAGATCGAATTTTTATCCGAATACGCAACAGCGTTACAGGAAGATCCGGGCTTGATCGCAAAGGTAGCAAAAAGCCCGAATGGAAAGAATGGATGCTGCGAATTCTGCGGATGCGAATTGTTTGATGTATTTGGAAAGCCGGAACAGTACTGGCGGCACTGTCCACAATGCGGAGCACTACTGCTATGGGAATGAAATGGGTTCTTGTTTCCGAATATGAAGCGGGCGGTGTATGGTGTCACGGCATATTTGATAAGTACGAGACTGCATTAGGTACTGCAATTGAAATGATATGTGAAACCCATGAGGGGTATCTCAATGACGGTGACTTTTTCAACTACACCGAAGCAGAAAAATTAGAAGGTGATGGCGGATATTTTATTTTGGCGCAGTACAGGAAAGCTGGTCAGGAAGAACTGATAGAAGAATATTATTTCATTCTTACCACGGACAAAGGTGATCTATGAGTGATAACAAACACTCCTTGGATGACTTTCAGAAGCCTGCAGCTGCACCGGATGCAGAACCTCAGTCAGACGACGAACTGATCGAAATGGCAAAGAGGATCATGAAAAGGCTTGGGATCGAAGGCGAAATATCCGATCCAAACGAAGGGACGAAAAAATGAACAACTCAAACAACCTAAACAACTTAAACAACTCAAAAAACTGTAACAACTGCGCCTGGTATTGCCACGGCAACAGCAAGTGTTACGGCAATGCGATCAATGACGAGTTGGCTATCCAGGTCGATCCTTGGCAGGTATGTTCTGCCTGGGCATACGACGGTCTCGACGATTGGGAGAGAGACGAATTGGATGCCCTCGTGACAATGGATACTGTGAGCATCACCTTGTGAGGATGTACCTCGGGTGATTCACCGCCCACCATGATGGAACACGGTTCAAGCCAGTACGGGCGGACTGGCAAAATATATCGGAGCGGTTACGACCGCAATCAAAACTTTAGAGCGGTGCGGAAACGCATCGTACCGGGGTGACAAACAAGAAAGGGAATCCCTTGCTACATTCTTCAATTTATTCAGCCATTGTGATAACGATAATTGTTCTCGCTTTGGCGTATCCCCAAACTATTCGCAAGCCTGTGGAGACCCCCGGCGCAGGCTTTTTTGGTAAGCACCACGCTTCGGTGGGCAATGGCTCAGGCGTGTTGATACAGATCGGAAAGAGAAAGGAGTATAAAGTCACTCCATATTTATACTGAGCGGGATGCGTAGGCTGTGTTCCGAGGCCGAGGCACCCAACTGCAACTGAAAACTATTGACACGGCAGAGATGCCGACCGGAACGAAGAAAAGAAAGGAGGTTGACCCTCCATACAACCCATACACAAACTGAAAGCCTTGGGTGTTCCGGCGAGGCTTTTTTGAAGAAAGGACTACGATGCGAAAAGGCGTGTACAAGATAGGTGACAGCTACTACCGCATCCGACGATTGGACAAAGGAATTCTGACTCCAGAAAACCGTGGCCTGTGGCGAGCCAGTAAGGTCGTATGGAATGGAACGGAATTTTCATTTGTAGATGACGATGACTACCTGATAGACGATGATCGCAGGATCGTGGCGAAGGAAGTCGGGTGGTGCTTACGAAGAGAGGTGATGAGATGAGTGAAACATTGAAGCCGTGTCCATTTTGTGGCGGAGAAGCGTTTGTCCATATGTTGGGTAATGAGATTGCGAAAGGATACTACATCGCTTGTGATGAATGCGGAGCGAAGACAATAGTTTTTGGTTACGAAGCTGAAGCAATCGAAGAATGGAACCGGAGAGTTGCGACCGACATGAATGTCGGTGACAAAGAGACTGTGATTATAGAGCCTTTTACTACTGATATGAATCATGTCGGCTATTGTAAGTGTGGATATTTAGTCAATGCTGAATGGAAGTATTGCCCGAATTGCGGCGCTAAGCTGGATTGGAGTGACGATGAGTGATTTGATTAGACGAGAGGATGTCGATAAAGCAATACGAAATATCTGCGATTTGTGCGGTGAGGACAAAAAGAACAACGGCGTGATGTGCGGGGCTTGCAATCTGGATAGTTTTATCCGTGAATATGAAGACCTCCCGTCCGTAGAGCTTGAGCGGAGATGGATTCCTGTGACCGAAGCATTGCCGATAAATGACGTTGATGTGATTGTATCAGTTTTAGATAATTCTGGTGATACACCATACAGGTTCACATCGGTCGGTTGGTGCACCCCAGATGGACAGTATTGGGTGGTCGATAATGAAATGTGTAACGGTGTCATTGCATGGATGCCGTTGCCGGAACCCGCAGTAATTGGAGATGTGAAATGATAAAAGATTTGACAGGACAACGATTTGGAAAGCTTGTAGTTTTAAGACAAGACGGTTTCACAGAAAAGAATAAGCATAATAGCAGGTATGCCATATGGTTATGTAAGTGCGACTGTGGAAATTATTGTAGGATGGATACAGGTACCCTAAAACGAAAAGGAAATCATTCGTGCGGATGTCTTGCCAAAGAACATTTACGCAATATGACAGATAACAATATTACACATGGCATGACAGGGAGCAGACTTCTTGGATGTTACAAAGCAATGATGTCAAGATGCTATCGAGAAAAAGATATTCATTATAACGCATACGGGAAAAGAGGAATTATTGTTTGCGAAGAATGGAAAAACAACAAACAGGAGTTTATTGATTGGGCATTATCTCATGGTTATTCTGATGATTTGACCATAGAACGTATTGACGTTAACGGCAACTATGAACCGTCAAACTGCACATGGATTCCAATGAGAGAACAATATAAAAACAAACAGTCAAATGCCGCTGCCAGAACCGTACAGAGGTGAGTGATGAAAACGCTTGATGAAGTGATTGAAGCCATTGAATATTGTAGCACGCACTATTGGTGTACAGACTGCCCGTATTCGAGAGAAGACATATGTTATGGCACCGATGCGCTCCACTATTTGAAAGCCTATAAAGAAGACCGCAATGACCTGACTGCGCTACGGGCATACTGGGCAGAAATGCACAAAGATGTAAGAAAAAAAGCTGAGGTGAAAAATGAAAACGTTGGATGAAGTGATAAAGAAAATTGAAGCCTGTATAGAAGCAGATGGACATTGTCCTGCGTGTCCTTATGAAGTAAGTGAAAGCTGCGGAGATATGGATGCCGATGCACTCCACTACCTGAAGGAGTACCGCCAAGATAAGCAGATATACGCTTACGACATTGTCAGAAGAAATTTTGAATTAGCAGAACGCAATGACCCGCTGACATGGAACGAACTGAAAGCTATGGAAGGAAAGCCCGTGTGGGTTGAAGGGAAAACCGTAAAGCACTGGGCAGTCATCACGGGGATTTACTACGATGACCTGAACGAAGGGTATCTCTTAGAAACCTACTATGCAGAGAAGCAAGGCTCTAATACGAGTCGGAGAAAACGAAGCACGCTTGGTAAGACATGGCAAGCCTACCGAAAGGAGCGAGAATGAGAGCAAAGCATGAACACATCAAAAGAGTCAATGAAATGATAACTGGCACGAAGATGGCTGAGAGACCTCTTGAAGTACAGCGCATCGTGTCTGAAACATTTCAGGAGAAAATGAAAGAGCCGGAATTTTGGGATCTCCGGCAAATTTCCAAGTATTTTGAGTACAAAAATGCGACACCGTACAAGAAATCTATTCACAATTTTGGTGACAAAGCATTTCTGGAGACCATTGGGTCGCTCGGTATTTTTCTGAGTCAGTTCAGCGATGAGCAGATACGGTCGGCGTTAGACCTCAGACGGCAGCGGAGTCAGGAGTTATGAGGTTGACCGTCCCGCCGGAAGACGCGGAGCAGATGATCGTCATTCAATGGCGGGATTTGATGCTTTCGCGATATCCAGAGTTGCGCTGGCTTTACCATACGCCTAACGGAGGTCATCGCTCAAAATCAGAAGCTGTCCGTTTTCGGAGGTTGGGCGTACACCCAGGCGTGTCAGACTTATTTCTGCCAGTTGCCAGAAAAGGATATCACGGTTTATGGATCGAGATGAAGAGGAAAAAAGGCGGTAGGCTCAGTCCTGACCAAAAGCAATGGTTGGAGGATATGACAAGCAATGGGTATCTCGCTCTGCGTGCTGACGGAGCGGATGAAGCAATCGGAATATTGGAGGAGTATTTATCATGACAGGAGCAATTGAAGTGCTGCGAAATGTAGCCGGAGTGATGTTCTGGACGCTGACAGATCTCGTGCTTGCGGTAATATGGTTTCTTATCATCGGTGGTCTTATCGGCGGTGTAATAGGTGCTTATGACAAATGCCGGATAAAAAAGGAAATTGAAAAGAGGGATGATGAATGAGGTCATTTCATCTGTGATTGCCATCGGTCTATTTATTCTCATCGGAAGCCTGATTTTGATCATTTTAGGGGAGTTTTTCAAATGATGCAGAAGTCGCTGAAGGATTGCTCGGACGAAGAGTTGATACTATTGTTTTTGAAAGCTCTGCAAGATATTCGGCACTCGGACAGTCAATATGGAGAGATCAAAATCACGGTGTCCGGTGGGAAAGTCAAATTCCTGACGGTGGAGAAGCCTTTCGTCTGATGTGGTATAATATAAGCAAAGCATTGACCCTAAGAAGGCGTGTTTTGCAGAAATGCAGACACGCCTTTTTTTATTTGGAGCATTCATGGAAATTATCGAATTACCAATAAAATCAATCTTCCCGTATAAAAACAATCCCCGCCATAATGATAAGGCTGTGGAATTCGTTGCAAATAGTCTACGCCAATTCGGTTGGAAACAGCCAATTGTTATTGATGAAAAATATGAAATTGTGGCAGGTCATACACGATGGAAAGCGGCTAAGATGCTCGGCATGGAAACAGTGCCATGTGTAATGGCAGATGATCTGACACCAGAACAGGTACAGGCTTATCGACTTGCCGACAACAAGACTGCTGAAATGGCTGATTGGGATTTCGATTTGCTTGAACAGGAACTGAATGAAATTGATCCGGCAGAGTTTGATATGGCGGACTTCGGTTTTTTTCGGGGTGATGAAATATCAAAAAACGAACAAAAAGAAGTTACGGATGATGATTTCAGCCCAGATGAAGAGATAGAATCTCGATGCAAACGTGGACAGATATGGCAACTCGGAGCGCATCGTCTTATGTGCGGTGATTCTACCAGTGCGGATGATGTTGATAAGTTGATGAATGGTGAAAAAGCGGATATTGCTTTTATGTCACCGCCATACAATGCAGGATTTGGTGCGAATATTACAAAAGAAAATGGACGTTCAAAATATTTAGATGGTGATGACAATATGAGTTCTGATGATTATCGGAATTTTCTGCAAAGTGTACTCAATGTTGTCATTATGTATTGCAGTTATGTTTTTGAAAATATTCAATATTTGGCAAACAATAAAAATGCGCTAATTACTTTTTTAGCTGAAAATGTTTCTGTATTAGCAGATATTATCATTTGGGACAAAGGACGTTCTCAGCCGCAGCTGGCTGAGAACGTCCTGAACAGCGAATTTGAGTTTGTGTTTTGTTTCAGCAAAAAAGGGAATCGTTCCATTGGAACGATTCCCTTTCATGGAACATTGAAAAATATTGTTCATATTTCAAATCAGCGAAGTACAGAATTTGCGAGTATACATAACGCAACTATGCCAATTCAGGTTGCGGGATATTTTGTTGAGAATTTTGCAAAAGATTCTGTTATTGATTTATTCGGCGGTACTGGAACGACTTTGATTGCATGTGAACAGTTAGACAAAAAATGTTTCATGATGGAATTATCTGAAAAGTATTGTGATGTCATCATCAAACGTTGGGAAGATTTCACGGGACAGGAAGCTGTCTTGCTTGAGGAATAATGGCTAAAGGCAAGTATCACGAATGGCTGACTGAAGACGGGCTCCTGCTCATCAAGGGATGGGCGCGGGACGGACTGACTGATGAGCAGATCGCAACGCTGAAACTGCATGTGTCAGAACGGACATTCACCGACTGGAAATCGCGTTTTCCTGCCATTTCTTCCGCCTTAAAAGAGGGTAAGCGCCCTGTTGATACTGAGGTTGAGGATGCGCTGAAAAACAAGGCGACCGGGTACTATGTCAAAGTCAAAAAACCGATCAAAGTCAAGACAAAGCGAACGCTGAAAGACAAAGGCACGATAGAAGAAGAACACATCGAGTATGTTGATGAGGAAATTTATATCCCACCGGACACGACAGCACAGATATTCTGGCTTAAGAATCGAAAGCCCGAAAAATGGCGTGACAGACCTGATGTGACATCAGCAGATGAAGAACCTGTAAAGGTGGTGTTCGATGTCTGAGGTCAGATTATCTCAGATAATCGGCAGTTCATTTTATGATGTTGCTCGTGACGTTATTTCTCACGGGCATACGCACTATGACCTATCCGGCGGACGAGGTTCGCTGAAATCATCGTTTGTGTCAATCATCGTTCCACTGATAATGATAAATAACCCTGATGTTCATGCACTGGTTCTGCGGAAAGTCGGGAACACGATCCGCGATTCTGTTTACTCGCAGTACATGTGGGCAATCGGGGAGCTTGGCATGGCGCATCTGTGGAAGGCCCAGCGGACGCCGATGGAGCTGGTCTATAAACCGACAGGGCAGAAGATCATGTTCCGGGGCGCTGACGATCCGATGAAGATCAAGTCCATCAAGGTGCCGTTCGGCTATATCGCCATCACGCATTTTGAGGAAAAGGATCAGTTCGCGGGGCGGACGGAGATCCGGACGATCCTGCAGTCGACGATGCGCGGCGGTTCTCGGTTCTGGAACTTTGAAAGCTATAACCCGCCAATCTCCCGTGACAATTGGGCGAACAAAGACTCGCTTGAAGAACGTACTGACCGCCTTTGTCATAAATCAAATTATCTGCAAGCTCCGAAAGAATGGCTTGGCGAGCAGTTCTTGAATGAAGCTGAATATCTGAATGAAACGAATGAGCGGGCATACCTGCATGAATACATGGGCGAACCCGTCGGCACTGGTTCTGAGGTTTTTGAGAATCTGGAAGCCCGTGAAATCACAGATGAGGAAATCAGCCATTTTGACCGCATCCTTCACGGCCTTGACTGGGGCTATTATCCCGACCCGTGGGCGTACAATGCCATGTACTATGATTCGGCACGGCAGACGCTTTATATCTTCGATGAGCTTACGGAGTGGAAGAAGGGAAATGAGGAGACCGCGGACATTCTGAAAGCAAGGGGAATGACGCGGGAGCAGAAGATCATCGCAGACAGCGCAGAGCCGAAGAGCATTGCTGATTACAACAAGTTCGGTCTGCGCTGCCTTGGCGCTAAAAAAGGCCCGGG